GACCGCCTCTGTTTGAAAGTTTTCCTGTACTAAACTATTATATTGTCTAATGCTACCTTCTTTAAACTCTTGTAGTTTAGAGTTTAGTTCTTGCGGACCTGTGAGTATGCTACTGAAACTAAACTCACCGATAGATGATTCAATTGTGTCTTTCAACAGTCTTTGTTCTGGTTGCTGAAAACGTGCAAACATAATACCCAATATTTTAGACTTCAGCCCTAATTGAAACACTTTAGGGTTAACACTGAATTGTTTTCCAGCGATTGTAAAAGTATATTTTTCCAAATCAGTTGGCTCTGGTCTAACAAATTTTCCATCTACAAACTCAATACCCTCTTCTGCTGCTGCTTGTACAAGAAAGTTAAATGTATCTTGAGCGTCTTTTTTAATGTCTCCAATTGGAACCATTGTTTCTACTCCAAATTGATTAGAAACCGGTAAGGTGCTAGATGCGGTTAAACCCTTTTGCTTCATGTATTCATCAACTGCACCAGGATTAGTAAGTATGTCGTTTATTGAAAAACCTTCGAAAGCGTTTGCGGTATATAATTCTTGGTTCAAAGCATTAATGAGCTCACCATCAAGATCAATCCCTTGTGACTGAAACAATAAATTTTGTTTCATTTTTATTTTTACATCTTCGTCACCACCAGTGTCTAACATATCAATCTCAGAAAAAGCTAATGCAAAATCTGCAGCTTGTTGTTTTGAAAAAAGTTGTTTTGTATCAACATTATTTGTTAAGGCAGATATAAAATCTGCACCTTTAGCTAAACTTAAACTAAGTAATGCTTTTGGACCCACAAGAGCTGCGCCGGTCTCTTGATCCACTATATCCTCGCCTTGAATCGCTGTGATAAAATTAATTGTTCTCAAATGTCTGTTCATAACAGGAAGGGCTTCTTTAAAAAAAGTTTCTTGATTACGAACACCATAGTAAAAAGGTGTAGCACTCTGATCATCAAACATAGCAAACGGACGTGCCATGATTACTTGACCATTTTCCAATTCAATGGGTTGAATTGCATTTAGTTTTTCAAATTCTTCTAAACTATCTACAGCTACAAAATCAGGAGAATAACTTAAAATAGCACCATTAGGTGCAAAATTCTTTTTTCTTAAATATTTAGTTGTGTTGAAGTTTTCATTTAACTTAGCTTGATTTGCAGCAACAGTAGCCGCTCTATCTAATAAATCTTTTTCTTTTTCAAAAGCCATGGACACAGCAGTAGCGCCGATCTCTTTCTCTAATGCATTTCTATCCTGAGCTAACTTTACAGCACTATCAAGAACAGGTCCGCTTGCCTGACCCAACACGTCTAAGAAACCAGCAAAACCTTTTTCATTAGTTCTACCTGACACTAAATTAGATGCTAATTGTAATAGAAGTAAAGCAGGAGTTGTTGTATCTTTAACATCGGTAGATTCTCTTAAAATATCTTTGAAGCGTTCTACCTCTTTTTCAAAATCAAATGCACCCTCTTCTGCTGCAGCTATATTGTTTTGTTTTTCATTTTTATTTGCAAAATTAGCTTCACTTCCTGCACCGTCACCAGCAGTTTCAGAATCTAAAACTTCTTTTTTCTCACCGTCAACTACCTCTTCATTAGTCTGACCCTCACCCCCGCCTAACAAATTAATTAAATCTTTTGTCCTTTTGTCTACTCTGAACGGACTCTCACTGCCTCTTTTTAAATCTAATTGTGGTTGAGGAAATGGACCTTCTTTTGCGATGCTTTCCATCAAAGATAGATCACCTGTCTTTACGTCTTTAAATGGTTCATCTAACTTTAGCTCTTCTTCAGGAAAGTCGTAAACTGGTTTGACCTTTTCAGGATCAAATCCTCTTTCTGTTAAGAGATCAGGATCAAGTCCTCTTTCTCTAGCTTCATTAAACTTATTTACTCTATAGTTTTCAGCAGCCTTAATCTCAGCTGCGGTGACTCCTATGGTGGCTAAGTCTCTTTGAAAGTTTGGTCTTAAGGTTGCTTGAAGTAAAAAATCTAATCTTTCTTGCGAACCAGGAGGAAATTTTTCACGGAAAAATTCTGCTGGGTTTGTTCCAAGTTGTGATGGAAAACCATAAGGATTGTTCTCAGTCCTAAATCTAGGGAAACTACCAAACTCTGTATTAACTTTACCTCTATCTAACCCAAAGAAAGCTGTTCCAAATTCTGTACCAATCACTTTACTTGCATCTCCAAAAGGAGCTAACAAATAATTAAACATGTCTCCATAGTAATCAGGAGATGCACGGAAGGTATTTTTGAACTGATCCATAATACCTAAGGCAGCATATGGAGTGGTTCCTTTTTTAAACTCGTCTCTTGATGTCGTGTAACCCGAAGTTACACCACTAAGAAAATCAAAACCTAAAATAGGTTTAAAAGGATTTGAGTCGTAAACACTAGTGGGTCCAGCACCACGAGGTTCAGATCTTATTGAAGAGCCTCCTTTAAAACCCTTAACAAACATTTTTCTGTTATATACATCATTCATTATAAGCTAAATCCGCCTTGGTTTAATAAAGAGCTAATCCCGGCTAAACCGACACCAGCACCTAATAACTGACTAAATGGAGAAGGTGACGGTTGAGTAACAAAAGTTGATTGACCAGAAGGCACGCCACGTAAGATATCTGAAGCAAACTGAATTCTACCGAAAGGTTCTCTTTGTGTTTCTAAAACATTTTGACGGGCCACGTCCCTTTGCATTTGATCTTGTCTTTGTTGCAATGATCCTAGTCCTAATAATTGTTGAATATCTGCAAAACCAGACTGTTGTGCTCTAGAACCGAGAGCTCCTATTTGTTCACCTAAACCTTGTTGAGCAATTCCTCCGGCTAATGTTTGTTGACCTAATTGACCAAGAGTTGCTGCTGATCGTAACTGTTGTTGTTGAGCTTGTAAAAAGTTTCTCTGCAGATCCTCTGCAATTCTTCTTGACTTTATGTCTTGTAAATTTCTATCAAGTTCAGCTCTTTGCACACCCTCACGACCACCACCGAAAGCACCTGCTCCTATCGCTTGAGCTGCTGCTGTTTGTCTAGCTATGTTTGCCTGTCTGTCGATCTCTGCTAAAGCTTGTTGAGTAACCTGTTGTTGATAAGGGTCCATGAACTGTTGAACGCCTGAAGGACCAACCATACCTACACCTTGACCAATAGTGCCTATGCCTGCACCAAGAGTAGTTCCCGCTGCTTCTAATTGTTGAGTAGCAGAACTTAAGAAAGGTTGAAAAGCCCCTATACCAGATGTTACCCCTGCGTTTGCAGCTGTTTGAGCTGCTGTAAAAGCAGTGTTTTGTAAAGGTTGAAACTGAGCGACACTGGCAGCAGGTATTGTTTGAGCGACGTTAGCAACTCCGTTGGGTCCAAATACAGACTGTAAAAGTTGTTCTGCTCTTTCTTCTATAAAGGGCGGTTGTCTAATTATTTGTTCTTGAGTTGCCATTATGCCATGCCTACCATATTACCTAATATACCTTTTTTCTGTGCGTCCTGTAAGCCGTAAAAGAAAGAACCACCCATCTCTTTTGCTTGATCTAAATTTTTTGCACCCATACCATAACCTATGTCGGCGACTGTGTCAGCATTAACTACAAACTCACCGTCAGCTAGTTTTGCAAATACAGTGTCCTTGTCCGGTGATCCACGGCTATCGGATATTGGACCGTCTCTTTCTAAAAATAAATCTCTTCTTGGACTGTTTTCTTGAAAGCTTGCTATGTTACCCTCTTTCATTTTGTTGATTAAAATACCCTCTGCAGCTCCTATGGTGAGTCTTCCATCAGGCGTAAACTTAGGATTTTGAAACGTATCCATTTTAAATTTTTCGTTTTGCATCATATCAAGTATTTCTTGTCTACGCTGCTCTTCTAACATTCTCAATAATTCTAGTTGTTTTTCAGTTAGACCTTCAGCTTGTTTACCCTCTTTTGCTCTCATGATACCGCCATCTTTTGTTGGAAAAGTGTATGTGCCATCAGGATTTAGAATAGGATTAATTAATCGTGCAAGTCCTGTATTTAACTCACCTTGGCTACCTGCCGCTGGTGGCTGCGGTAACTCATCTGAGTCACCTTCATCAAAGAAACCTAATTGTTTTGCTAATATACCTCCGCCTATCACTAACTCTGGGTTAGTTTTTGCAAAATCTAAAATTTGACTTACAATACCACTATCACCACCAGCCTCACCGCTCAAAACATTTTTTCGTGCCATGTCCAATAATTCATTATCAGATGTGCCTGTGCCTAATCCCTTTAACCTGTTAAACTCTTTTAATGTATCTCCACTAATTGTTTGTCCTTCGCTACCAAGACTCGTTAAACGTGGATCATCTGGGCCACCACCACCTATTGTCATAGACTCACCCGCTTGACCTGGTAGGTACTTGTCACCAAATCCAAAACCTCTCATAGTTGGAGAAAAATTACGCTCACTAAATGCTCTTAATATTCCTGTGTCACCACCGACAACACCAGGTATTCTTCCTTTTGCAAAAAATTGTCCGATTGGACCTTCACCACCAGACAAGAAACGTTGACCACCAGCGCCGATGGAGCCAGCAAGTAATGCGTTTTGAAAAGCTTCTTGACCAGGGTCTCCTCTAACAAGAGAACCTAAACCAGAACCTATGGCAGCACCCGCCGGACCTGCTATTGCATATCCAAGCGTACCACCAATTGCTGGTAAAACGTCTTTAACACCTTCTATAAATTTTTTTAGCATCTATCATTCCCCTGTTGCTGCGCCCCCAAATAAATTAGGTGCGATAACGTGCACGTCTCTACGTATGTCTTCTTCTTTAGTATCTGTTGCAGGGTCGGCGATATCAGCTTCTACTTCTTCATGAGAGCTATATTCATGTCCTGTTTTTGTATTTGTAACCGTTGTTTCAACTTTAGCACTATAAACAGGTATTTGTTTACCCTCTATTGTGTCATATCGTAGAAGCACTGGTTCGTCTACAATCTTTGCCATAATATAGTTTTATAGGCTTAAAACTAGGAAATCAACAGGTTTATATCTTAAAACCAAGGTTGCCAGAGATAGATATTCTGTACTCATCAGACGTGTAAAAAGGATAGACACAATGATTTAAATTAGCCGGAAAAAGAGCCACTTTACCCTCCCAGCTATTATCAACGTGTAAAGCCTCTTGTGTAATTCTACCTGACGGATCAGAAAAAAAGAAAGCAAACATACCTGCTCTAAAATCATTATCCATCATGCTAGCTAATCTTTCTTTTTCATCTTTCATAGTGTAGGGCACCTTGTGCCATATCACAAAACTATACAAACCATCATGCACATGCATTGGATTAAACTCATATTTTTTTTGAAAGTTTACCCACAGGTTGAATAGCTCAATTTCACAAGCTTTGTAGTTTATTGTAGAGTGTGCTTTTTTAAAATAATTTGGATATTTTTCCTGATGCTTTATTATCATTTGCATTAACATGGGTGAGACTGCAGCTTTACCTTTTGGTATAGCATACTCATGTTTAATGTTACCGGCGAGGTCTTTATTCAAAGGCGATAAACCCTTTTCTTCAATAACACCATCTAAGATACTTAATATTTCTTTAGGCACGTCTGCTATTACATACATTATTGTTGCTGTTTTACCTCTAATATAGATACCTCAATCATAGCTCTAGAAGCGGCATTTGCTTGAACCTTCATAGAATCACCTTCTTGATACACCATGCTAGTGCTTATGGTATTTGTGTTAGAGGCCGCTACGTCAACTTGAAATATTTGAAAGTCAGCACTACCGTCATTGTGGTCTACATTTACTGTAACTGCATTAGAACCATCGTAGTTATGTGTGTTGATAGTTTTAACAATAAAAGTTGATACGGGAACAGGCGGTGTAGCAGCTACGTTTGCAGTGGGCACAGTAAACACAGTTGTTAAGTCTGTTGTAGTTACGTTTGTTATAAATCTTTTAAATACATCAGCCATTAGAAAAAAACCAACTCCTTCTGGTAGACTCTTCCTGTGTGTCCTGTGTATATTGAGTGTTCAATTGTTGAACTAGTTCTTCAAGTTGTCTTATCAACTCAGCAGACTGTTGAGCATCATACTCAGGTCTAGGATCAGGAAATCTTTGTAATGTTAGTTTTGCCATTATTCGATATTACATGTCAAAGATAATTTTGCATCACTTATTTCTATTACTTGATGATCTATGCCCTTATCAAACCAAATTACATCTTGATCTTTTAAAATAACTTCTTTTCCATCAATTATCCACTTAGATGTGCCATAAATATTTTTAACAATGACAGGATATTCGTGATTGTGTTTGTCAAAAGAAACTGATTTTTTACCATTACCAAAGTATAGATTACAATTAATGTGTTTTTGATAAGTTTGATTTAAAACTTGTTGAATAAGCCAAAGGTCTTTACACAGACCTCCTGTATTAGAAAGTATTAGAGCATACCCTTCTTCATAACATTTAATACAATCTAAAGAATTTAAATAGTTATCTTCATCAAAAAAATTTTGATGTTTACTTCCGTCTTCTAAAATTGCTTCTACACTAGGTTGAAGATTATTTGGTTTGAATTTGGGCCAACGATATCTATCTAACAACCTTTCTAAGATAGTGTCTTCAGTAATAGACATTTCTTGAATTTTTAATTGTTGTATAAGTCTATCTTCTACCATTGGGTTGAATTATTTTTTTTTACCAACTCTTTTTTTCTTTAACACTTTGCGTGTCTTAGCGATCTCTTTAATAGCGTCATTAATCATACCTAATGGTAGCCCTGCTACAACACTTAAGTATTTAACATTTTTACGCTGTGCCATTATCTTCTACCATCAGATTGTATGTCAAATCTTTGTGTGCCTAATCTCCAGGCAGTCCCTGTTGTATTAGAAACAACATTGACGGTAAACTCTCTGCCTCTACCACGAAGACTAACGAAGTCAGTGTTATCTTGAAAGGTAACTGTTTTTGTTACACTTGTGCTATTGTTTGGATAGTTCTTAAATTCTAATTTAGCATTTAATGTGCCTTCTTGATCCTCTATATCAGGTATTAGTTTTGATACAAAAGAAAATTCATTACCCTCACCTATTTGCACAACACCAGACTTAACAAAAGCCGTGATCGCTTGACCGTCTCCATTGTTACCTGTTTCGTGTAAAAACACTGATGAAGCACCATCACTTAATCCACTTATAACTTCGTTGTTAGCGGTGGCTGTAGAACTGTATTCTGTCGCTATAGGGTTGTCATATACTTCTCTGTCAATCCATGTTGTTCTTGATAAAGTGCCAGTCCACCATGTTTGCTCTAAATAGTTATAGGCAACTATAGCATTAATTTGGTCAGATCCTGTTCTAGGATAAAACCACATAATCTCATTAAACTCACCATTATGTCCTGCAAAGGCGTTTTCTGATCCAGTCACATTAATATTGTTAAAAACAAATTGCTCAACAGTGCAAGGTAGTTTTTTAACAGAACCATCAAATAAGAAAAATGAATCTTGTGACATCCAATAACTAATACCGTTGATGTCAACACCCGCATGACTACCTACAATCCCACAATTCTGACCTAATTGTCTTAAACCAAAAGTAAAAGGTGGCCCAATAAATTGTAAAGAGTGTAATGATGTGTCTGTCCACACCAATATTTGACCTCTTGATCGCTCTGCGGCCACGATCCGTGATCCGTCAGCAATACGTAAAGATCCTGCAGTGTTTTCTGCTGTTGGTTGATAAGTGTTTCTATCTTCTTGATTTGAAAATCTTAATAATAAATCATCTTGTGAATTTGTTGTGCCTATCGTATTTTCTGTGCCAAAAAACAATAAATGCCTATCTGGTGTAGAAACCAAACTTAATCTAGATGCAGTAGGAGCACCGGTTATGGCTGTAGCTCTTGTAGACACACCAGAGGTGGGACTCCATTCAAAAGCTCCTCCATTTAAAACTGTGGCAATCAATAGTTGACCGAAGTTATCTAATGACCACTGTCTAGCTTCTAGGGTCACATTTGATGTTGTAGAAGGTGTGCCCCAGGTGCTTGAACCCCATGTATCTGTGCCCCAACCAAAAGCTGAAGTAGAAAGCTCAGGACCAATAGATATTTGATATTTAGCATTACCTGAACCTCCACCACCAGATGTGGATCCTGATGCAGCCGATGTAGTGGTTACAACATAGGCATCTGTATTTGCTACAGATGTAACCTCAAACTCTTTGTTCATATCTAATCCGTCTATAGCAGAAAAAGAATCAAAGGTAACAAAGTCTCCTTGAGCTGCTCCGTGACCTGCGTCGGTAACAACAACGGATGTTGTGGCGTTAGTGGTAAATGGATTAGTTAAGGCCTGTGTTTCTCTAATAGGAGTAATATCATAGGCCCTACCTTCTTCAAAAACATAGAGCTTTCTATCAGTGCCAAATGCGTTGTATCTTGTGCCATCAAGAGCAATCCAAGCGTGTTGATCTCTAACTACACCAACTAATGTAGTTGAGAGAAACCTCTCCCACCCTTTTATTTTCTGTGCAGATCCTTGAAAAAAACGCACCATGTCACCATCAGTCCATTTACCCTGACCTGTATAGTCAGTGACTTCCTTATTAATACCAGGGGCTGGTCTAAAATTCACTAGAGGCATAAGGCCAATATATATAAATTACTCTTTCTTAGCAACCAAAGTTCCAACATGACCCTTAAAAGCCCTACTACCAAAGTGAGTCAAGGGCATACTTAAGTCAGCCCAAATCTCTCCACCACACTCTTCTGTCCATAGTCTAGAAAAATAATAATCTTCAGATAAATATCTTTTTTGATCAAGGGTTTGGTAAGGACCAACAGCAAAAAGGTCGTAACAATTATCTGATTTGTAAGATTGGCCGTTTACAATTTGATCAGACTCATATTTTCTCTCAGGAAACTTTTTAAACATTTTTCTAAACACTTCTCGTTTTACAAGCATCATGCCTGTAGCAGCCTCATTTACTTTAAAAAAACCATTTTCTCCTTGTAAATTTGTAGGATCATCAAAATTAACATTGTACCCTAAAGCTCTAGCTTCAATATCGTCTGGTGATGCGTCTGGATTTTCCTCTAAAATTTTTTTTATTTTTTCTAAATAGATATGCTTTCTTGGATATATTCCACAAGCTATATCTTTGTCAGCACATAATAATCTTTCAACATTTTGCCATGTGAAACCAATATCTGCGTCTATAAACAAAAGATGTGTGGCTACAAAATCGTTCTGATCCATCATCATAGAAACTATGGTATTTCTTGCGCGGGTAATTAAACTTTCATTACCCATGGTTTGTATTCGCATAGCAACATTTTTATCCGCAGACATTGACCATTGTTGTAACTCTAATAATCCATGTAGTGTGGCTTCAGATAACATACCTCCATACATAGGCATTCCTAAAAATACCTTAAAGTTTTTATCTTTTAGTTCATTTGGTTTAATCATTTGTTTTCTCCTTTTTTGTTTCTGTTAACCCATGCCATGGAACACATTTTCTATAATTAAAAGCTAAACTTATTCTTAATTCTTCATCATTAGACTTAACTCTGTGAAACATATCATCTTCAAATATTATTATATCTGAGAATTCAGGAATAAAATTTTTAGCATGATTTGTGTCAAAAATAATATTTGAGTTTTTTTCTGTTAGATAAACGACACCACTTATACATTTGTGAATTTCACTTTGATGGTTGTGAAATTCTTGATAATAGTTTTTTTCATAAATATTAATCCATGAATTATCTATGAATCCATCAAAAAACTTTTTTGTTTGTAACATATAATTATCTATGTGAGATAAAATATTTAATTTTAAATGCCTTAACTCTACAATATTTAAAATATTATTTGTTAAATTAAGTGATGTTCTAAGAGGACAATCCCACTTGTACTCAGTAAATTTATTGCTAAAAGATTCAATAAATTTTTTAGATTGTTGGCACACCTCATTATCAAGCACACCTTTGTAAATTTTACTCTCATATATTTGATAAAAATTATTTTCTGTCATAAAAAACTGTAGTTACTGTTCTATCTCCCCTTGGGTTAATACCTATAAAGTCATGATAAGATTTATATTTTGTTCGTAAATAAAAATAACAATCCCCATTCCAATTGCCATTATCTAAAATTAAAGTATTTTTATATTTGATTTTTTCTATCAAAACTTGTGCTACATATAATCTAGAATTAAATTGACGAGGGTTGTTATCTATTAAAATAAAATCAGTATTTTTAAAAGAATCAGGTTCTTTCTTATAAAAATTGTAGTCTAAAAAATTAACATCAACATTTTCTAAATGCCTATTTTTTATCTTCTCTATCCATTCCAATTCATCTTCATATGTAATTACTTTTTTAAATTTAGTGCTAAAGTATATAGTGGAGTCACCAGAACCAAATTCAATTATTGTTTTCTCTATCGTGTCTTGTTCTTCCATCCATTCTATAAAATCAAAGGTAAGTTGTGGAATAACTTTATTCATAATCCTAAAGAGTGTTTATTTATTTTAAAGTTTAAAGCGAAAGAAATTCTTTCATGTTCTGGATTATCACATCCTTGCACTCCATGAGGCAAGTAAGAAGGGAAAAATATTAAATCACCATTTTTGGGATAGAATTTTGGTGTACCTAATACAACTTGAGAACATAAATGTTTAAAGTAAATAGGACATTTATTACAGCAAACTTTGTGATAATAAACCGCAGATGCACCATTTAATTCATGTATGTGCTCTGAATTGTAATTATTCCCTTTGTTTACGTTCAACCAAAAATTTGCAAAGATCAAACTCGGGTCTAATTCTTTAGCACACTTTTGTGCAAAAGTGAGAAGTTCTTCAAAACCAAAAGTAATGTCATGACTTTGATAGCCTCCCTCATTACTTCCTTTACGACCTTTATCAAAAAAAAGAATATGTTCAATGTGCTTATCAATAACTTCAGTATTGCCTATATATTGTGTATGAAATAAACATTCTTTAAAAAGTATGTTTTCATTAAGCATCTAGTCGTTTTTAGAAAAACCTAAACACTGTCTTTTATCAAATTTATATTCTTTATATTCACCCTCTTGATCGACATAATGTAAGAAAACAGTCATAAAATAATCATGCTCACAATATTCTCTCCAGTGTATTTTTTCCATACCTTTAAAAATTATTGCATTATTAGGAACCATAGGAAATTTGTAATCAATGCGAAGTCTATTAAATTTTCTAGATTTATCATAATATTTATAATCAGATGTGTCGTCCGCTTCACCTACAAATATTTCGTAGGGCTTTTCAACAGGGTCAGATCCCAAACTTAAGGCAACTGTATATTCACAAGAGGGCCTATCTGTATGCACTGGTAAATCAGATAATCGATCATAGATTCTAAAAAAAGAATAGGTCGGAAATAGTTTTTTTTGTACGTTTTTTTCTACAACAGGGGTGCTTAAATCCATTAATGATTCCATTAAATGATCATTATAGTGTGATATGAAAGATTGAGTTTGAGAATCTGCAGAAATAAATTCAGGGTTAGCATATTTTAGTAAACAATAATTTTGAACTACTACTAATATTTCTTTAGGCAAAAATTCTTTTATAAAAATAGGTTGCATTAAATTACCCATGCTACTAAAGCATATCTAGTGCCCTCTATTATTTGATTTACTTGATGTGGAAACATAAAATTAGAAGGAAAAATTATTGCATCTCCCACGTTTTGTGGCATTTGTATTTCGCCATCAGGCAAATTAAATACAAATTCACCCCCTTGAAAATTGTTATTGAGGCATATAGATATTGATGCGTGTCGGTCAGAAACTTTCTCTCCCATATCTACGTGATATTTATATCCTGTTTTATGTTCATTATGTTGATATTTTAGTAGTTCACATGATGATATTTTGTCAGAAAAAAAATAAGAATATTTACTTTTATAAAAACTAACGCATTCAAATAATTTTTTTTGTACATAATTAGAACAAATTCTTTCCCCAAAAGTTTCTGGGCTCATGACGTTCCTACTTTTACAATTTCTTATAGATTTAGCTAAACCATAACCTGTTGTTTTTGCATCTACTAAATTATAGTCAAAATAAGAAATAATTTTTTCACAGTATTTTTCGGGAATTAATTTTTTAACTTCTAGTATGTGTTCTCGCATATTATTTGTGCACAGAAAACTTAATAAGTTATACTGTGTGCAGCAAGATAATCTGTTCTCGCTGTATTGGCAGCCGTGGTTGCGGCTGTTGATGCTGTAGCGTCATCCGCTCCTGCATCTGTTTGACTTGCGTAAGTAGAGTCAAAAGTTGTTTGCCAGGTATCTTGAGCCTCTGCTCTTATAACAACGTTCGTTGCCCATTGAGGAAAAGAAGATATAGACTCGTTGTCTCTTGTGTCTGTAAACTCAATATGTCCAGTGTTTGTTGTAGCATCCCATTGTAAGGCATGAATATTAGAATCAATCTCTGTATGAGATCTTATATTTAAATGAACATTATCATCTCTATATACATCTGATTCAGTGTTTCCAGTCCCTTTTGCTGGTCCATCACCTGTTAAGGGACCACCAGCATCAAAAAGTATTGATATTCTACTTTGAACTGTTGTGTTGTTTACGGTTGTTGCCATTTTTTTTCACCTTTTTAGTCATAGCCTTTTTAGGCTTCTTCTTAACTTTTACCTTATTATTGCTTAGTTGTAAAATAGTTTTATCCTCATTATTAGGATCATTAGTATCAATTGCTTTTTGATGATCACCTATTAATTCAAAAATAGATCCTGCCGTGGCCATCGCTTTTTGTGCATCTCCACTTTGTGCTAAAACTTTTGTCATTATATTATTTGATTGAACCATTTCGTTTCTGAAACTTTCAGTTGCTGCTGTTGTCTGGGATATTTTTCCTGAATTTTCTACTAAAAGCAAGGGCAACCATGCTATAGAACAGCCCCATTCCTGTACATCTAACCCTGTTTGAGGGTGTTTACCCTGAAGCATATTATACCATATGCACCGATGTTTTATACACTTCTTCTTGAGAAGAGGACACGTCCCATCGGGATCGAATATTGGCATTAATCTTTAGCGGCTACAATAACGTTTGCGTGTTTTACGTCCATTGTTGGAACTGCAAAGCTTGAGGATGCGGTAGTTGCACTACTTAAACTTCCTGTAAATGGGTGAGTGTGAGAACCACCACCACCTGTGGCTGGAAAAGAATCATCGGATAACGTTGGAGTAGGTTCAGCTCTCCTATTATTAAAAGTACCAGTGTCAAAACTTCTAGTAGGTGCAGGGTTTTGTCCTGGAGGAGATGCTTTAGTTGGCTTGTGTTGGTGACTTGGAATTTGTGGTGTTGTTAAAGTTGTAGCTCCAATTGAACCAGTTAAACTACCTGTAACAGGTAAGCTTTTTGATTCTGTAGTTTTTGAACTTGAAAAAACTGTTTGAAAAGTATCACTACCGCCTGTGCCTCCACCTGTACCAACAACAACTCTTAAGGCAGCATTACCTAATGCAGCAGTTGTGTCTTGTGTCCAACCAGTTGGTGCAGATGCTTGATAAAAAAGCTGTTTTGTTCCAGAGGGAAAAGCCTCGATGTCAGTAAGATTAGCACCACTACCTGTATATGTTGTGGCAGACACCGCACCATTAGTTCTAAGAATAATATTACCACCACCAGCAGTAACAGTATCTTTAAAAGTAGTAGTTCCTAATAAGGAAGTTGATACTTCAACGTTAAAGTTTGAAGAACCATCACAGTAAACTCTTGAGTATGCACCCTGTGTTACTAAAGCACCATTAGCTGTATGCCCTGTAGCTGCTATAGTTAAAGTTTGAGAACCTGTTGTATTATTAAAAAATAAATATTCACTTTCCACCGCTGGAATAAAAACAACGATGTCACCTGTCAAAGCACCTGTGAGTTCAATAACTTTATTAGAAGATTCAGCAGTGTCAGAAGCATTGGCTGTAGTAAGGGTAATATTTGAAGATCCCGCTACAGATTTAGATAAATATCCTGCTGCAAAAGCATCTAGAACTTCTAAGTTGTTATTGGTATTTGTACCCCATGTATTGGCGTTTGCGCCAGTAGCCATGAGTTCTAGTTTGAGTCTATCTGAATATGTACTTGACATC